GTCTTGAGCGTCTTAGGAACGAGTTCAACCTTCACAGGTTGTTCTCTACCAGGTTCGAGGATGTCCACCGAATCCAGAACGTGCGTATAACGCCAATTCGGGATAAGGTAGCTGCGAGCCGGAAAAACCGACTCGAGCCGACTGGTCCAGGTCCGCATATTATACTTTCCATTACTGGAAAGTTTATCTGCGGTTGATCCTGGTCCATGCTTCGGAACGAGATGAGAGAAATAAACCTCACGGTTCATCCTCTCAAAAACTCTTCCAAATAGCAACTCCGACATAACGCGGAACTCTTCGAGATCACTCCCGCTGAGTGCCGCATCGGAGCGCCGGACATCCTGCTCACACTCGATAAAACCACGCAACGCTGAAGCCTGACGTGCTGGTGAGCACTCAAGCTCCATCTTTCCAAACATCAGTGTTAACTGACGCAAGGATTGAATAGCGTCGATGCATGGCTCATCGAGCAACAAGCCACTACTCCGGTCGAACACACGGTCGAAGAAACCTCCTAAAAATAGGGGGAGCCTTCCACCTCGATCCTTACGGAAAGAGGTGATGGAACCGACCTCGCCCTGGTCAAGCCACCTTTCGAGTGACTTTCCAAGGTCTGGTAGGGTTATCGTTAAAAACGACAACCCCTCATGTTCGACTCGCCTCGTGACAGTTATCAGGTCACGAGTGGCGCTAGTGCGACATCTACTAGCACATTCCTGTGCTAGTATGGACCAGAGTGACATCAGGCTTTTCACCTGTCCCCGTGTTATCAGGGTAACCTCCTCGATAGCTGAAGGTTCAGGATCCATAGCCTATGTCAGAAGCAGAGAGATATCCCTCTACTAAGCCAGCCTGCTAAGCGCCTTCCGGCGCTCGGCAGACAGGGAATACAACAGGGCCGTCACACTCACCCAAGAGTTGGTATCGGTATCTATGGCGAAATATTCGCCAGAGACACCTTCCCACTCAAGGGAAGTGTAACGCGTGCCCGGGTATCCCACCTGAGAGGCAGTCCACTGGGCGTTAGCCAAGCGGACCACCCTTTGGGCGAGATCGCGGGACATACGGGGACTCAAGTCCCCGGGATTAAGTGGCACTTTCGTGCTCCTTTCTCTCGGGGAGACCCGAGAATTAACTCGGGACATCCCGAACTGATGTAACTAGAGGGTAGAGCTCTGCACCACGGAGCAAATAGACAGCCTACCGATTGGACACCTGGGAACCCTTAACAGGGTCCCCAAATAGTCCTCTCGGCAAGGAGGTAGAGTAGGTTCACAACGAAAACCACGGCGACGACGAACTTTCGTCCGAAGTCGACATGGGGATCGAAGTCCCTTGCTCGCCTCCCAGGCGACTGCCTAACGGCGTGATTTTGAACTCCGGACTGTGAACAGGGTTCCCCCTGCTCACGATCCGAAAGCTCTCCATCACTGCCGGCCACTACGATTCGCCACCAAGCAACTTGGTGATGACCGCATTCGAAGCCGCCGTAAGCTGGGTG